GCCCATTGCCAGTCGCAACGCGGCAGCACTGGCCACGATGCAGGACACCGACGCGATCCGGGCGCTACTGGAGGGCGAGATCTACTCTGCACTCCGAGGGCTAGCCAATGCCTGACGGTGCGGGGCTTTACCGCAATGCATTCATTGCAGGGCTGCAACCGCCGCTGGATCTAACCGTCAGCGAGTGGGCCGACGCGGAGCGGCAGCTAACGCGGCGTAGCAGCTCAGAGCCAGGACTTTGGCGCACCGACCGGGTGCCTTATTTGCGGGAACCAATGGACCTATTGAGTCCACGGGAGAAGCAAATCAAGCGGGTAGTGCTGATCTTCGGCAGCCAGACCGGCAAAACGGAGGTTGGGCTGAATTGGCTGGGCCGGACGATCGTGCTAGACCCGGCGCCATTCCTGACGATGTTCCCCACTGAGAGCTTCGCAAAGCGTCAGATCAGGCAGCGGCTGGCCCCACTGTTCACCGACACGCCAGCGGTAGCGGCCAAATCGCTGAGCAGCAAGTCAAGGGACGCGGCCAACTCCATGTTCCTTAAGGAGTTTGAGGGCGACATGCTGCTGTCAATCATCGGCGGCAACAGCGGCAGCGCAGCGCAGGGGATGCCGGCGCAATACGTGTGGGCTGACGAGGTGTCGTCTATGCCGCTGGAGATGGACGACAAGGGCGACCCACTGGAAAACGCCGAGGCCCGTCAGACCAACTTCCCAGATCGCAAGGGGCTGATCACCAGCACGCCTGGCACCCGCGGCGCCTGCCGGATTACCTGGGAGTTTGAGGAGCGCAGTGACCGCCGGTTGCGCCATGCACTGATGCCCTGCTGCGGTGCGCTAGAGGTGCTCCGCTGGCGTGAGCACATGGTTTGGGACAGGCCAGATGGCGAGGTCTGGTGTCAGTGCCCAGCGTGCGGCGAGCGTGTAGCTCAGCACCACAAGACCAGCATGTTGGCCGGTGGAGTGTGGCGAGCTACGGCCAAGGGCGACGGCGAGACGGCGGGATTTCACCTGCCGGGATGGTATGCGCCCTATGGCTGGCTGAGCTGGGAGAAGATCCGTGATGAGTTCCTAAGGGCCAAGGGCGATCCGCTACTGTTGAAGGGCTGGGTCAATAAGCGCGCCGCTGATGCATGGGAAGACGAGAGCCTGGCCAAGGTCAGCGCTGATGGCTTGATGGCACGGGTGGGCGGCTACGACCACGGCAGCTGCCCGGCTGGTGTGCTGGTGGTGGTGATGGCGGTGGACGTGCAGGACACCTGGCTAGAGGTGAGCGTGTGGGGCTATGGCCGCGGCGATGAAGCCTGGCGGATCTGGCACCAGAAGATTGACGGCGACCCTGGGCAGGATCACGTCTGGCAGCAGGTGACCACCATCCGCGAGATTGCCTGGCCGCATGAAGCCGGCGGCACGATGAAGGTGATCCGTTGCGCAGTGGATACCGGCGGCCACTACACCGGCGAAGCGTATGAATACTGCCGCCGGTACGCAAAGGATGGCGTTGCTGCAATCAAAGGATCAAGCCAGCGCAACACCGCAGTGCTGGGCAAGGGCACAAAGCAGGACGTGAACTACAAGGGCAAGATCATCAAAAACGGCGTGACGCTCTACATGGTTGGCACCCATGCAATCAAGCGGACGATCTACAGCCGGCTGAAGATCGAAGAGCACGGGCCAGGATTCATTCACTTCGACAACGCCACCACCGATGACTACTTGCAGGGCCTGACCTGCGAGCGACTGCAGCCGCGCTACGTCAAGGGTTTTCAGGTGCTGGAGTGGGTCAAGCCAAGCGGCGCTCGCAATGAACCGCTCGACTTGAAGGTGTACTGCCTGGCAATGCTGGAACTGCTCAAGCGCCGCTACAACCGCGCCACGATGTGGGACCAACTGGAAGCCGGCCTAACGAAAGCCGCACCCGAAACCAGCAGGCGCCGCACTGCTCCTGCATCACGCCCAGGTGGATTTGTTTCTGGCTGGTGATCCATAGGCTGATGCCATGACAGTCCCTGCGACAATCCGCGCTGGCGACACAGTGGCATGGGTGGAGCCGGCTGCGCTCGACCTGGACGGCAATGCTGCCACGTCAGCGGCTTGGACGTTTACGACGTTTCTGCGCTTCAACGCTGCCAGCGAAGGCGCCACGGTGACCGGCACAGCTCGGGCCGATGGCGGCTGGGATATGGCGATCACCGCCACCACGTCCGCTGCATTTGATGCAGGCGTCTGGAGCTGGCAGAGCCGAATCACCAGCGGCGCCACGGTGATCACCGTGGGATCTGGCACTACGCAGGTGCTGCCGGGTCTGAACTACACCGGCACTCCCGCCGCCTTCAACGGCCAGAGCCAAGCGGAGCAAGACCTAGCAGCGGTGCAGGCCGCAATCCGCTCAATCGTCAGCAAGGGCGCCAAGAGCTACACGATCGGCAGCAGGAAGTTTGACGCCGCTGATCTAGGCCAATTGATGGAGCGCGAGGCGCAGCTCAAGGCAATCGTATCCCGCGAACGTGCCGCCGAGAAGGTGGCCGCCGGCCTGGGTGATCCGCGCAGCCTGTACGTGAGGTTTGGAAGATGAGCAAGCGCAAGCGCGAGCCCCAGCAGCAGGCCCCAGCTGGATCACGCCGGCGCGCTTATGAGGGCGCCATGGTGTCGCGCCTGACGGCTGATTGGGTAACCAGCAGCACCAGTGCAGACGCTGAGATTGATGGCAGCTTGGTTCGGTTGCGCAATAGGGCGCGGCAGCTGGTCCGCGACAACGCCTACGCACGCCAAGCACTGCGGGCCATTGGCTGCAATGTGGTTGGCCATGGGATTCGGATGCAATCACGCATCCCAATGCAGCGCGGCAGCGGCCGGCTTGATGAGCGCCTGAACCGGCAGATCGAGAGCGCCTGGGAGCGCTGGTGCAGGCCATCGACCTGCCACACCGCTGGCCGATTGGGTTTCGTGGAGATCAGCCGCCTGGCTATTCAGGCCATCGCCGAATCCGGTGAGGTGTTCATCCGCCTGGTGCCGCAATCCTTTGGCGGTGGCAACACGCCGCTAGCGCTGGAGATCCTTGAGTCTGACCTGGTGGACGAGGGCAAGACTGTCGGCCCGGACGCGAATGGCAATGAGTGGCGCATGGGCGTCAAGACCGACCGCTGGGGCAGGCCAATTGCATACGCATTTCGCACCCGGCACCCTGGCGATATCGCCGGCAGCGTTGGTTACAAGCTGGTTGAAGTGCCTGCAGATGAGGTGCTCCACCTTGCGCTGTTGGAGCGCCCCGGCCAGACGAGAGGCGTCACATGGTTTGCTGCAGCCGTCAAGCGCCTGCATCACCTAGCAGGATTTGAAGAGGCCGAAGTAGTCAGGGCCAGGGCATCATCCAGCCTGATGGGTTTCATCCAAAGCCCCGAAGGTGAACTGATTGGTAACGTTGAAGATGGCGAACGGGTTTCAAATTTTGAACCTGGCGTCTTCAAGTACCTGGCACCGGGCGAGAGCGTCAATGTGCCGCAGCTCGACGCACCAGACGGCCAGTTTGAGCCATTTCTGCGGGCGATGCTGCGCGCCGTCAGCGCCACCACCGGCGTGCCGTATCCCACGCTGAGCAGCGACTACAGCCAGACCAACTACAGCAGCAGCCGGCTGGAGCTGCTTGAGGCCCGCGAGAATTGGCGCAGCCTGCAGCAGTTCCTGATTGAGCATCTGCACCGGCCAGTGTTTGAGCGTTGGCTGGCTGCATCGGTGGCCGTTCGTGCCATCAACCTGCCTGGCTACGAGCTAGCGCCTGAGCGCTTTGAAGCCGTGCAGTGGTTCCCACGCGGCTGGGGCTGGGTGGACCCACAGAAGGAGGTGGCTGCCTACAAAGAAGCGGTGCGGTGTGGCTTTGCTACTCAGGCCCAGATTGTGGCTGAGCAGGGCGGCGACCTGGAAGACCTGCTGATTGCTCGCGCTGCAGAGGTGGAGCGCGCCCAGCAGCTGGGCATCCAGTTCGACACCAACCCAGCCGACGATATGCAGGGCGGCGCAGCATCAGCCACGCCCGAGACCGACGACGAGATCGACCAACCAGACCAACCTGACGAAAACGACAACGAAGACGACCTAGAGGCCCTGATCTGATGGCCAACGTCAACGGCACTGATATTCAGTCCGCCAAGGAAGAACAAATCGCGCTGCATAGCCTGATGCCAGATACAGCCTTGCCGATGGAACAACGCGACCTAAACGGTGAGCCGCTCCGCCGCAGTGCGGTGGTGGGGAACTGGCAGGGCGCCAACGACGATCCCGAGGTAATCGAGTTCAGCTTCTCTTCAGAGGAGCCGGTCGAGCGTTACTTCGGAATGGAAGTTCTCAGCCATAAGTCTGGCGCCATGAATATGGTCCGGCTTAATTCTGGCGCAGCGCCATGGCTCTGGAACCACAATCCCGATGTGGTTCTCGGCAAAGTCGAGAGGGCTTGGCAGGGCGGTGACGGGCGCGGCATGGTTCGCACCCGTTGGAGCCCCAACACCAAGTCCGAGGGCTCCGACGAATGGAAGGTCAGGCAGAACTGGGAGGCGGGCATTATCCGCAACGTCTCTTTCATGTACTCCATCGACGCGCCGCTTGACCTCAGGTCGCGTGAGGGTGTGGCGCTGGTAACAGCGTTTACGCCGATGGAGGTTTCCACCGTCTCCATTCCAACCGACGTTACCGTTGGCCAATGCCGAGCAATCGGCGAAATCGCGGCCCCGGCCGCAGACCAAACCCAACCCCCGATCGAATCCATGGAACCGACCATCGACATCGAGGCGGTGAAGGCTCAGGCTGCGGCCGATGAGCGTTCACGCGTCTCCAGCATCACCGGCCTGTGCCGCACTCACGCCGCTGACGATCTGGCTCAAGGCCTGATCGAGCGTGGCGCTACTGAATCTCACGCCATGAAGGAAGTGCTCGCCGCTATCGGCAAGCGCGCCAGCCAGCCTGCTGCTCCTAAGGCAGCCGCTGCTCAGCCCATCGCCTCTGGTGGTTCGGCTGACATTGGTCTGACCGACAAGGAAGCCCGCAACTTCAGCTTCATGAAGGCAATGCGCGCCCAGCTATTCCCCAACGAGCGGGCCTTCCAAAATGAGGCCGCCTTTGAGCGCGAGGCCAGCAACGCCGCTGCGCAGCGGATGGGCATGAGCCCTAAGGGCATCTTGATCCCTAACGACGTGCTCAGCCGGTCCCTTAACGCTGGCACCGCTTCTGGCGCAGGTGACCTGATCTTCACTGACGCGCGCCCTGGCTCGTTCATCGAGCTGCTGCGCAAGCGCAACTTCTTGACCGGCCTTGGCGTCACGATCTTGTCTGGCTTGACTGGCCCCGTGGCCATCCCCAAACAGACCGGCGCCAGCCAGGTCTACTGGAAGGGTGAAGGCGTGGCTGCTGCCGAGTCCGAGCCCAGCGTAGGCCAGGTCAATATGACGCTCAAGGAGATGAGCGCCTGGACCCGCTTCTCCCGTTCGCTGATGCTGCAAAGCTCCATCGACGTTGAGACGTTTGTCCGCAATGACTTGGTAACCGTGATGGCTCTAGAGCAAGCACGAGTTGCTCTTTACGGACTGGGATCTTCTTCTCAGCCTGAAGGACTCAAGCTGACCACCGGCATTAACACCAAAGACTTCAACGCAGGTCAGCCCACCTACGCCGAATTGGTGGAGATGGAAACGCTTGTTGCGGCAGATGATGCCGACATTGGCACCATGGGTTACGTCACCAACGCCACCATCTACGGCGGCTTCAAGACCACCGAGAAGGCCAGCAGCACCGCTCAATTTGTTCTTGAGCCTGGCGGCACGGTGAACAGCTACGGCGTGACTCGCTCCAATCAAGTCGAGTCCGGTGATGTGTTCTTTGGTGTTTGGAATCAGCTCGTATTGGGCTTGTTCGGCGCTGTCGATCTTCAGGTGAACCCCTACTCAGAGGACAAGGAAGGCAACATCCGCGTTGTGGCTCATCAGGCCATCGACTATGCGGTGCGTAATCCCCAGGCCTTCTGCCGCGGCAACAACACCCTCTGATGACCATGTGGATCAGGATTCTGCACCAGACCTCAATCAGTGGCCGATCCGTTCGGATCGGTGACGTGGTGGAGGTGACCCCTGCCGATGCCCGGCTACTGCTGGCCATGGGCAGGGCTGAGCGGGCGCCAGATCCTGATCCTGTGGTGATCACTGCTCCAGAGGCCGCAAAGCCTCGCCCCCGTAAATCCAACCCCCGTCAAACCAATGGCTGTTCATGAGCTTTCGCTGGACAAGCTCCAGCACTTCACCCTTCTGGCTACAACCACAATCACCGGTACTGGCAACCAGACCGGCGTGGACCTTCAAGGATTTGAAGGTGATATCCAAATCATCTTGTCTGGCACCGCCGCTGGCTCTGCTACTGATCTGACCTTCCGCATTGAAGAGTCGGACGACAACTCCACTTATGGCGCCGCAACCGGCGGCGGCTTCACTGCGATTGCCAACGCTGCATCAAAGCAGGTAATCACCCTGAACAGCAACGACCTCA